CATCGCCCGAGTCGTCACCCTCGATCAGCAGCGCGATGCGGCGCTGGAAGCGGCATGCGCGGCCCTTACCGTTCTCGCCCGAACCTACGACGTTCTGGGGGCACGATGCGCAGTTGCTGGCCTGCGGACTACCCGCAGCAGCTTCCGGCTTGTCACCCAGGTTAGACCAGCAATCCGGTAGGGTCGGCTTGGCATCCGGGTCATACTTACCGGCGTAGAACACGCGGCTGACCTTAGGCAGGGCGTCCACGATGATGGCGTTGAACTCGCCACGGATGGCCTTGCCGATCTGCTCACCGTTCACGATGCGCTTGAAGGTACCGTTGGTGTTGGTAGCGATGCGGCGGGTGTTGCTCACCGACGCCAGCGACTTCGCCAGATCGGACAACTCACGCTTGGCTGCCGTCGATACGGCACCCTGCTGCTTAAAGATGGTCAGGTTGCTCATTGTGCTTCTCCTTTCAGGAACTTGTAAAACTTGGTGGCCGTCTCAATAACGTCCTCGGGGTCAGCGTAGCGCCACGCACTACCGCCAAAATGGGCAATAGCATGCTGTAGCGCCTTACCGCGCAGCATCGCGTCAATCGGTGGTTCTTGGTCGTCCATGTTTACTCCTCACTTCGACATCGGCTTGCGGACGCGGACCACGTATTTGGTATCGGCATTGAGGCCGACCGGAAGAGTGTCCGGGTTCTCCTCCAAGAACTGCTTCATATTCCCGTTATGGATGCGCTGCTCCATCAGGTGCAGGGCGTCATGCTCCTTGATGAACTTGTGCATGGACTCCCAGTCGTTCGTCCAATAGCGCGTGTTCACCGTGCGCGTTACCGTACCGGCAGGGGTACGGATGCTATCGAGGTTCTGCTCGTTGCACAAGGCAAGCAGAGCGTCTGACACCAAGTCCTGCTGAGCCTTGAGCGCAGCGATCTCTGTCTTGTGTGCCTCTTCCTTCTCGTTGATGGCGTCACGTATCTTGCGGTAGGCAAGAACGAGTGCGTCGGCCTTCATATCCTGCATAGTTTGCTCCTTCGTTATTCTTTTACAATACCGGTCGTTTTTACATTGTCAACGGCTTTGTAAAACTTCTTGGCGGTACAAGTCGATTATCTTCTGGTGGTTCTCGATGTTACCCCTAAGCATCTGGTATAGCTTGGCTTCGACATCGCTGCCCTTGATATGCACGATGGTCATCGGGTGCTTCTGACCGGGTCTGTCGATGCGGGCGTTGGCCTGGAGGTAAGTCTCGACGCTGGTCACTGGTGCGTACCAGATGATGGTGTCTGCTTCGGTCAGAGTGAGGCCGTGTGAGGCTGCCTGCGGCTGGATGAGAAGCACCCGTGGATTGGGCTTGGACTGGAAGTCAGCGACGATCTGGCTGCGCTTGTTGAGGTTGACCTTGCCGTTGATGACCTCGCAGCTGATCTTCTCCTTCTCCAACGCTTCACGCAGCAACTCGATGGTGTGAGTGAAGGGCACGAAGACCAGCACCTTGCGTGTCGTCTCGTTGATGACTTCGAGCACGGCACTGATCCGGTTGCTCACATCGAACTGCACGACCTCGCCAGTATCCGAATAGACCGCGCCCCCGCTGATCTGGAGCAGCTTGTTCAGGTTGGTCGCCGCATTGACCGCGCTCACCTGCTCGCCCGCCGCTTCCATGCACATCTGGTTCTTGAGCATCTTGTAATACTTGGCCTGCTGGGCGGTAAGTGGGGCTTCGCGGTCCATGTGCGTGACCTTCGGCAGGTCTAGGCACTGGCTCTTCTCGAACCGAATCGCGGGCTGCAGGACGTTGTGCACGATGGACTGAGCCTGGGGCTTCACTGCCCACTTGAACTGGGTGACCTTGTACATGACCGAGTCGCGGAAGGTCCCATAGTAGGGCGGGCAGCCTTTGGGGTTGACCAGCTTGGCGAGGCCATAGGCATCGAGCGGCGACTGCGCGGCTGGGGTGCCGGTCAGCATCCAGAGCCAAGGATCGGTATCGCGCACGATTCGGTTCAGTATCTTCCAACGGGTAGTCTGCGCGTTCTTGTAGGCCGTGGCTTCGTCCACCACGATCATATCGAAGCCGCCGTTCCGGATTTCCTCCTCGACCACAGCCACGCCGTCGAAGTTGATGACGACGAACTCAGAGCCAGCGGCGATGATCTTGCGACGCTGATCGGCAGACCCGTGCGCTACGCTGCACGACCGGTGCATGGCGAACTTAAAGAGGTCAGCTTGCCACGCGGCCTTCATGATGGAGAGCGGGCACAGCACCAGGACGCGCTTCACTAGCCCCTTCTTCATCAGGTAATCGACTGCCCAGATCACGCTGGCCGTCTTGCCGGTGCCAGCCTCGCTGAAACAGAACGCCCGCTTGCGGGTCGAGAGGAAGGATGCAGTCTCTTTCTGGTGCGCAAAGGGTGCGAGCTTGCCGGTCCACTGGTAGTCTCGCAAGATGGGCGACGGCGCATCAAAGCCGAGCTGGTTCAGTGTCTGAGCTTCCTTAAGTCCCCAGTGCACGGCAATCTTACTGACACCCTTGTAGCACTCCATCAGGGCGCTCTTCTCGATTGCATCGGTGATTGCCGTCGGCTCCCGTGTCTCCACGAGGAGGGCTTTGTTGTCGATGATACGCACGTTTGCTCCTTGGTACGTTTACTTCTTGCGGCGCTCCCGCGTACTCGTCTCACTCACGAGGTTCTTCTTGGCGTCCCGCTTGAACGAGCGGTTCTTGGACTTGCTCTCGACACGCAGCCCGGTCTTGTTGCTGCCACCCTTGTCGAGGGCGACCACATGAGCGACGTCCTTACCATCGCCCTTCTTGACCTTGCCTACCTTCATCATCTTGGCACGGGCCGCGTTGCGGGCATCGCGCTTCTTAATCTGTTCGGGCTTGCCGTGATAGGTCTCGTACTCACGCTTGTAGTTGCGGTCCCGCTCAGGGTTCTTGTACGGCATCACTTCCTCCGTGGCTTCCAGTGCTCGCAGCTAGTCACCGGACACCAACCACACAGCGGGCTGGACTTGGCGTTCCATATACCATTTTCCAGTGACGCCTCCAACCGTTCCAACTGCGGTTCGAACACCGAGAGGTACTTATTCAGCTCTTCCCGCACATGCGTCTTCTTGGGGAACTCATTCGACACTACGAAGGCCAGACCAGACTTGATCTTCTGCACCTCAGGGAAGTGGACAAACACCGCACCGGCCATCAGGTCGAGCTGCTTCATGTCAGCATACCGAGCGCTCTTGCCGGTCTTGTAATCGACCAAGTGCGCAGTCTCACCATTCACGATCAGCAAGTCGATGATACCCCGGTACCAGGTGTCCCCGTCAAAGAACCCGCAAGGCTCGAAGCCCCGTGACGTTTTGGCCAACCCAAGCCGGAGTTCGCAGTGCTTCTCTCCAGGAAACTTAGCCAGCGCCTCGACCGCAGGGCGCATCACGGCGTACTTGTCGGGGATCGCCGTCCCATGCTTGATGTAGTGTTCCGCAGCGGCGTGAGCTTCTTCGCCGTAGATGGCTTCCGGTCCAGCAGTATCCTTGACGTCCTTGGCCACCTTGAGGTGGTAGTACTTCTTAGGGCATTGGTCGAAAGTCTTGATAGACGAATAGCTCCACGCCGCCACGTTGGTTAGTCCTTTTTCTTGAAACGCCCAGTATTATCGCGCTTTGGCTGTGCGTCAATATACCCATGCCAGCGACCAGTCACATAACCAAGGATGCCTGTGGTAACGCAGGCGACGATATAGAGTGCGATGTCCATACTACCTACTCCTCCCTTCTAAGCGGTCTGCAACCAGCTTGGCGTAGCCCGCGATGTCGATCCAGTTATCAACGTAGTCGGGGTCACCGTTGACGATGCGGCCCAGCTTGGTGGCGATCAGGTCCAATGCTTCCTGCTGATCGACCCGCAGCGTCTTGCCACGAGCGTAGAGGTGCTTGGAGATGATCGCCTTGACCTCCTGCGCCACCCCAGCGGTCCCTTCGAACGAGCCGTAGTTGGTGCCGCGCTCTTCAAGCACTGCGTCAACGTCTGTGTTTTCCTCTACCATTTCCGGGTATCCTTATCGACGCGCAGAAAGTCCCCGTGGCGGATGCGACGGC